CTTCCAGCACCTGAAATACTACCTGCAAGACCTTTAAGTACATTTTTTCCATACGTAGCAACAGGGCTAAGTACTTTTGAAGCTCCTGGAATAAGTGCGTCAGTTATACCAGCTATTGCTGTTTCTTTTCCAACCTCTCCTTTTTGTGCAGTAGCCACAGTTCCTGATGTCAAACCTCTAGCAAGCATTTGACGTACCAAACCAAGTCCTCTAGTGGCTTTTACAACCTGTCCTCCTGGAATAGCATATTGAGCTACATCCCCAACAAATCCTCCAAACTTTTCCGCAGTACCTTTTCTCTCTAACATACTCGTTACTTCTTGCCCTCTTTTGCTCTCTGGGTCGTATATATCAGTGCCTAAATCCTCTTTTTTAACCCCTGTGATAGCTTCTACTGCTCTCCCTGCCGTTTGTTGTGCTATTTCTTGACCCAATACACCCATACCACGCAGTAAGCCACCTGCTGACTTTGCAAGACCTACACCAAAACCTTTGATACCTCCAACACCTTGTTCAACTGGTGCAGGTGTTGTAGTTGTTTTGCTTTTATACGCATTGTATACAGCTTCTATCTCTTGCTTGGATGCACCTTTGCTGTCTAATTCTTGCAGTATTTTTGTTAGTTGTTCTGGGGTCATATTATTGGTTTATTCCATATTTACTAAGAATGTCCATTGCCTCTTGAGGTACATCGTTTGATTGTTTCTTAAACTCAAATGTTCCCAAATCATAACCTAGTTGACTATATGTGTCCTCTATAATTTCAAGTGATTGTTCAATTTTCTTCATCGTATCTTCATGCAAAGCCATGACTTGTTCTGGTGTAGCTCTTGGGTTTGCAAGTGTCGCAGTGTAACGGTTAATGTCTGTATCAGTAAGTACCCCAACCTCTTTGAATACACCTCGTGCAAGTCCTGGCACTATTCTGTTTATCTCTGCCATTATCGCTACCACTTGAGGGTCGTATGGGTTCATTTCTCTAAGTCTACCAATAACTGGTCCAGTTTGGTCTAACTCATCGAGCATCCCTTTCAAGTTTTGTACACCTTGATATGCTATTTGTGCTTGTACTAAATCATCCGCCTGTGTTGCTGATAGTTTTTGTTTCTTGCCACTTTGAAGTTGCCCTGTGTCAATTCCTGCATTAGCAAGTTCAGTTAATATCTCACCTCGTTTTGTTGGTGTTAAGTCAAAATACCCTTTAGGATTTTGTAGTACTTCTCTGGCAAGTGGTGAAATCTTTTGTACAGCACTCGCACGAGTAACTAATTCTTTTTCATCTTGATATTTTTGTTTTAGTGTAGATTCTTCTTTTTTAACTGCGTCATCGTACCGTTTTTTAACATCTATTGTATTTGGAAGTCCCAACATAACTCGCCATGCATCATATTTAGGTATGTTTGATTTTGTTTCTTTATAACTTTCAAAAGAAGGCACAGAAACATTGTTACCATCATATGTGTATTCAACTTCATTTGGCGTTGGCTGATTAGCCCTACGTGCCGATGCTATCTGTTCAGCTTTCAACGCCCTATCCTGTGCCCCGATGTACTGACTACCGAGCTGTAGTGCTTCCTCTTTTGTCTTAGCACTAAAGATACTCTCTATCACCGAAGTAGGAGCACCGTCTAATTGTGCCTGTAAACCAAGGTCATAGATAGACTTCTTCTCTGCCTTCTGTGTGTCAATTTCATTCTGCCTATTCTGTGCAAGGGTTTCAAACTCTCGCTGTTCTGCTGTGGTAAATAGTTCTTTGTTTTCCGTGTAGTTGAACATTGCGGTTTTGAGTATCAAGTCCTGCTTTTCCATGTATGCTGATACAGCCCTGTCTGCAATAGCCTTAGCACTGTCATACCTGCCTTGTACACCCATTTGGATTATGGAAAGGTCGGCTTGTTTACGGATTGACTCACGCTCTACGTCCTCTAACTGGTCTTGCAGACCGCCTTGTAACATCCCCCGTGAGTTCTTTTCAAGTTTCTCTATTTGTCGTTGTAATCCCTGTTGTTCTACTAGTATCTTCTGATTTATGTCGTTTAATTCAGTTTGTACAGCATCTACGCCCCCTTTTTGTGCGTATGCTTCATTTGTAAGTCCTGTTTGTCCTTTAAGTTCAGCAAGTAGCGTCTGAATGTCTGTCCGTGAGGTATTAAAATTTGCTCTATCAATATTTGTTTGGTCTTGTACTTTCTTAGTGTACGCATCCTGTGTAGCCGTTATAGTACCCTGTAATCCTGCACCCTGCACAGGAACAGGTGGCGGTGTGAGCTTCATATCCCCTTGAGGGTTTAACTGTGTGGTGTTGAGTGTAGGAGCGTTCTTTTGCATCTCAAGAGCTTTCTTGTTTCCTTGTTTTGCAAATGCTCCAACTACGTCCTCTCTTGAAACGTCTGATATGTTTTTTGTACCTAGAGTAGCCATGTCTTATATTTATTATAGTATATTTAACGCTGTGCTGGTAGATGATATTTATTATCTACAGACAATTCTTCTATCTGTGTTTGTACTCCACGAAGTTCAATTTTGAACTGTATAAACTTTCCAATCTCGCCAAGGTTCTCTGATATAAATCCTTGCTCTGCATTATCATCACCATAGGTTATGGTTTTCCATTTCTTCCAGTTACGAAAAACAAACCTTGCCTTGTCTCCTGCTGTGTAGTAATCGTATGCTTCATCTATAGTCACGGTATACGTTCCTGCATCAAGAGAAATAGCTGTTATGTGTGCCACCATACCAGAACCACCACCTTGTAAGAACTCTACCTCATCACCAACGATTGCATCTGCAAAGTCAACCTGTGTCGTGGTAAATGTGGTTGTAGAAGCCCATGTAGCAAGCCATGTAGTAGTATCGATAACATCTCGCCTATCGTCTACTGTTCGATACTTAATGAGTATTTTATCTGTATCAGAAAGAAACTTTGAAAACTTAAGTGTAACGAGATTAAATGTATCAGTTACGTTTTGTGAGAATATCTTAGGAGTTATGAAGTAACCTCTGTTTTCAACTGCGCCTGTAACGGTTCCAAGATAATAAATACTAGACAATGCACTGTTATATGCACTACCTCCGTACAGTAAATCAGTACCATATTGAGGGTATCTAATATCACGTTCAATGGGTAAAATAGCAACAGAACGACTTGATGCTAAACTTTGTCCAAAGTCTGTATTAGGGAAAAAGACTAAACTTGTAGTACCGTCCGATTGTGAAGTTATATCTATTGCTGTCCCTGCTACTGCTAAAGTCTTTGTAAGAGCTAATTTTATGTGTGTTGCATCTACTTTAATCGTGAAGTACCGCTTGCCGTCAACAAGTGGTGCTGGTGAAGTCGCTGATACGGCATTGAAAATAACCTCTGTACCTGTTATTGGAGCAGATGTTACCGTTATTTGATTTGTTGACGTGTCTACGGAAGCAAGAGCAATAGATTGAATAGACACCAAAGAATTAGAAAGTGCATACCTATGGTACATAAATCCTAAAGCGGAATCATAACACCATATACCGTCTGCTTGATTTGTAAGTTTTTGAACATTTGCATCTGTAGATACGTTTATGTACAGAATATCCCCATTAGACTTTAGACAATTGTGATACATACTCACGTTTGTTTCATCAGAAATAACAATATCTGAATAAAAAACTGGTAGTGCATCAAGTTGAGTAAATCCTGAACCATTAAATCTTAATAGTTGCCCTTTACCTGTAAAACATACTATTGAGTCTTGATGAACACACACATCAAAGATAATGTTTGAATCTACTTCATAAGCAGATTGAGCCGAAGCACCATATCCATTCCAAACATAAAGAAATGCATGTCCCCCAAACCTATTCATTGTTGCTATGTATAGGTTTTGGTTGAAATAAGCAATCCCTGTTATATAAAAGTCTGCAAGGATTGTTAGTGTAACAGAAAGTGTTGGTGTTGCAGTAAGAGGGCTAGGATAGAGTTTAACTGTATTTACGTCGGCTATTGCAACCGAGGCAAGACTTACAAAGTTTTCTACAACATGCTGTGAGCCCACCGTAGCAGTTAAGGTTATGTTTGTATCAGTCCATGTATTAGGAGTTGGACTGTAATAATCAACATCACTATCTTGTGTTACAACTAAAAGCCCACCTGAAAAAATAGCATCAGATTGTAAATCTCCGCTTGGTACATCGGTATCACTATTTTGTACTGGTAACACTCCAAGTATTTTGTCCTCGTCGATATTAAATAACTGGTCATGTGTCACAGCAAGATACCCGTGGTCTTGACTGCGAACAAATGAAGCAACTTCATCAAAGTCAGCATCTTGTGCTGAACTTAATGCAGAACGTACTGAATAAGATAAGCGTAAATACCCTTTTTTATCAAACGTTATATTTCGTGTAACGGCAATATTCCCAAATAAATCAGACTCATTTGATTGTATAAATGTTTTAGTTTCTGCTGGTAGTTTTATCATACTGCTGTTAGGTCTACAGTTCCTGTAAATGTTCCTTTTGTGGTGGTCATTCTAAAGTTTTGAGTAGTTCGATTATTAAAGAACCTCATCTGACCTTCCTCTGTAGGGCTTTCCTGTGTTGCTTGGAAAAAGATGTCACGCACATTGATACGGTCTAGCACCGTACCTCGTAAGGCTTCACTCAGTACCTGAACACTCCCAACATCTAAAGGCATACTAAGTTGTTGTTGTGTCTTTTTTCGTTTCCACTCTGTCAACTCTTGTACCAAGTTTCTCATTTCCTCAAACTGTTTTTTTTCCTCTGGGGTCATATATGTTGTATTCTTCGCATTGTCATTACATTGTCCTTACCTCGCCCGTCTTTAGCCCTGCGTGCAAAGCGTGCTTCTATATCTCGTTCAAGTTTTGCAACCTCTAACGCTATCCTGTCATGGCTTGCAAGTCCGTGTATACGTGCATACTCACGAGCTGGGTGTAGGTAGAAGTATCTGTGGTAGAGTCCAGGGAATCCTGCCTTCTTTGTCGTGTCAGTTGAAGCAAAGTATGATGCTTCACGGTTTATCAATATCTTAATACCCTCTGCTAGGGTGTAGTCTGGTACAGGGTCTAAGTCAAGCCAATTCCCTGTTTTGTCGTATCTATAAGGGGTTCCTGCGACAGCTTGCCCATCTGTAAAGCTCTGCATACCTATATCACTCTGTACGTCTACAGGCTCTATCTCTACATATATTCCGTCTGGGTTCTTCACGTATACCTTAAAGATGTCCAGTGGTAGGTTTTGCCCTGCATCTGCGGTAAACGAACTTATTGCATATCTACGAGTTCCTGATGTTAGTGTCATCTTACGCTCTGGGAAGTCTGTGTGGTTTGTATCATCTACATTCCAACTACCATCTGCACGTAGTGCAATATCCATAAAAGAGTCCACAGCCATGTTTGCATCTGCTGTGAACGATTTGAGTTTTACTGTACTACCAGAAATATCACCGTATTCTTTGCCGATTTCTTTTTCATACATCTGGACGAGTCCTTTGTATGTACTTGTGTCTGAAAATTGTATGCTCAAAGTAGTGTATTAGATTGATAATTCAGTTATTTCCATATTCTTGCCCCCGTAAAGAGGCAAGGTATAGCGATAACTACACAACTATCCGACTGTAATGTCAAATACGAGCGGTTTAAGACTCGTTGGAGTCAAGTGTCCAATGTCTACTCGTGAGTAGAATGAACGACCAGACTTGTAGTTGGTGCTGTTGCCGTCCGAAGGTCCTGCTGGGAAGTCAATTGTGTGTGCACGACCATACGTACCTCGTAAGATACCAAGTCGCTCAACTTTCTTAACTCCTGCAAAGACGTGACCAGCAGTGTGGTCATTGCTCCAGTAGTGGTCTGCTCCAAGGTAGTGTAGACCTTCTACAGTTCCTTCCTTGAGAGCTTGGTCTGCGGTGTTGAAACCGTTAGCCTGTACAAAGGCTTCTAGGATTTCAAAGTCCGCCGCTCGCCAAATGAAACCGACACCGTTCATGTTCATTTGCATTTGACCGTTCCCTTCACGGATTTCACGTTTAACACCACGGATGATGTCATCAATGTTTGAAGCTGAAACGGTAATGTTTCCTGCTGAACCTCCGATTGAAGCGTTGTCAAAGTCAGTCCAACTTGCGTGTCGTGCAAGTACTGCGCTCTCAATGTACTCGTTTAGGAGTGCACCGATGCGGTCAAAGAGTTCTGCTGGCTTTGTCCAGTTAGACTGTCACGACCTGTAGCGATGTCTAATGTCTCTGCGGTTTCAGCAAAGTCCTGCATTGCGTGTGCAGTGCCACGAGTCACCGTCTGAACAGATGGAGTCGTGGACATGTAAGATGATGATATAAGTTTCGTGTCGGTAATCGTTACATCACACATTTCTTTCCACGTTGTAGGGTGGTCTAGGCGGTCTTGGAGAACATCTTCGTAAAGCGTCTCATAAGTTATGGTATTAGCCATTTTATTGGTAATTTAGTGTTAATTACCAAAAGAAAATGTTTAGTCGTTGTAAAACTTCTTGCCACTTTTTGTATTTGATATCATGGCACGAGCAATCTTTACTCGGGTCTTTCTATCAGGCACTTGGTCTGCGGTTGGTGGTGTTCCTTTTGCTACCCAGTATTCAGGTGTGTTCTTGGCAGATGTGCGAGACTTATCACCTTTAATATCAGAGGTTGCTTCTAGGTTAGCTTTCTTAGTGCGATGCTTTTCGAGCTTCTCTTGGAAGTCCTCATCATCGACTAATGCGTCTATATCCACGTTCCACTTCTTAGCTGTCAAAAGAGCTAGTTCTACTTCTTCCTTGTCTGTTATTCCTGCACTTCGCAGAAATGCTTTCTCAAGTAGACCGTTTTTACTTTCTTCTGGTTTTGGTTTTTCTTCAATTTCAGTCTTCGTTTCCTTAGACTTACTCATCTTGGTCTTTAGACGTTTAGCAATTCCCTGATTTTTAAGCGCAAGAGCTTTCCAATCAGTTGTGTCGTTGCCGTCATCGTCTTTCTGTTCAACAATGTCGTCAATAACTACCTCGTCTAAGTTTATGTCATTTTCGTTCATGAAATGATAAGTTAGTACAATTTTGTGGATTGAGAACCGTATTAAAACTTTTTAAGGAAGCATAACCTTGTTCAATTTTGATAGCGAGATTGAGAACTCAAAGATACTAGTCGCCCTCTATAAACTCTGACATTATCACTGTCACAAGATACCCACTTTCACGTATGATTGTAAGTTCTGCCCAATCAAGACCATTGATAGCAAGGTCTGCTGTGTCCTCGTTCTTTTGTAGGTTTGCATCCACCGCCGCCAAAGTTATTGTTGCGCCAGCCGTACTTGAAGCATTGCGAACGTATACCTTTGCAACATCACCAATGTTTGGTACGTACTCAAATGTTGAGGTTGAGCTAAGTGACAGCGTAGTGTTCAAGTTTGGGGTTATATCCCAATATGTTGGTGCACCGTCAAAGTCACGAGCAGTTGTCGTGTATGTTGCTACAGATGTAGTTGTTGCAAGACGTCCACCATCAGTTGAACCAGCCTTATTGAACTGCCTATCAAGGTGTTCATTGCTCACTTGAGAGCCTACCACTATCTTCTCACCGTCCTCTGTGACTACGTTTACCTGATTTTGGTTGAAGTAGACAGCACCAGCGAGTACAAATACTCCAACTGAGAGAATGAGTGCTATAAAATTGTTATTCATCATGTTACTTTTAATGTTAATAATTACCTATAAGTCACTGTATACACACCCTTGAACCCAGCAGGCACTTCTATCTTTAGTCCTTTGGTAAAAGTGGTGTCGAACTGATAGGTACCGAAATCCTGATTTGTTGTAGTACTAAACTTAGCTAACACGGTAGCTGATGTTGTTGCTTCTGTGCTTGTTGCGTCGTAAATAACCAATGAAGGATACCCTGTAGCTACAGTGTTTTCCTCTGTGATAATCACTGAACCAAGTGAACCAGCCATAGTTTTAAGTGTCGTAACTGATGTACTTGACGCTGTTGTTGAAGTAACTTGTGCGGAATTGTAATCGTTACCAACAAGTGAGCTTGCAAACAGACTTTGTATTGAGCTTACAAAAGCAACACTGAGAACCACAACAAGCACCATAAGTGCTACTGTGCCGAGTGTATATTTTAATGCTTTCATACTATTTCTTTTTTCCCTTTTTAACTTCTTTCTTTACCTCTTTCTTTACCTCTTTTGGTTCCACTTGTTCAGCGTGTTTGTCCTTGAGAGATTTTAGTTTGTATTCTTTTAGACTCATGTTTGTATTGTTACTTATAATCTTATTGTAGTATATTTTTTTGCAATCTACTACAAACCTACTTGTTTTAATTCCTTTTTCTCTGACTGTGTTTCGTTTTTCACTTTCTGTAAGTCCCTCCATGCTTCTTGTAGTAGGTCTATTGCTATCCGTGAACCAGCAAGCATGTGTATGTCCGACCTGTCCTTAGGCTTTAGGAAAGCATCTAATAGAACGTCATACACTGCCTGTTGCATTACTACGTCATTGAGGAACCTGTTTATCTTTTCTTTGCGTGTGGTGTCCATACTATGCTTGTGGTGTCATCATTGTGGTTGGTGTAGGTGCTTGTGGTGCTTGCTGTGGAGCCGTAAGCTGTGGCGTGTCCATTGGTGCAAGAAGTGATTGGAAGTCTGTTTGGTTCATACCTGAGAACTCTAGTATATCTTGGAATGATTTGGCTAACGCAGGGATTTGCATAGCCTGTTGGAAGCCTTGAGGGTTGGTGAAGATGTACTGGAAGATAGAAAGGATTTTGTCTGATACGTTCGCAAGGTCTTTCTGTTTGTTGACTACGTTGATACCCATTTTTATTTCAACGTCGTCAAACTCGTCTTTGAGTATCTCTACCATTTGCTTGTTGCCTTTCTTGTTGAACAGCTCTTTAAATGTTCGTTTAAACTGGTCTTGTTCTTCTGTGGTCATCATTCCTTTACCACCTTTCACAGCGTTGAACATTGACTCCTTAATGCGCTTGTTTGCTTCGTTGGTTGCGAGCTGGTCACGTACCCATGACATCTCATCTGAGGTAAGAGAAGCTAGGAACTTCTGCCCTCCAAGTATCTCTTTGGTAATATCGGGAATAATAATCTCACGGTATAAGTGTTCAATGAACTTCGCACGTTGCCCTTTACGTCTATCGTGGAAGCCTCTACCTTGTGCTACGACACGCTCTTGACCTCTAAAGGTAGTACCAGAGTTAGCTTCTTTACCAAGTACAGGGTCATACGCTGAAGCGGTAAGCTGTGCATGTTCTAGCCACTCATCAGTTGCTTTATCCATAAGCTGAATGTTAGCAGGAGCGGCGGTTGGTACGTTGTAAATCCTTTTACCATCCTCAATGGTGGTAATCTCTAGGTTCTCCATGTTTTGCACCTTTTGACTTGTATACGAAGGGTCATCTGTGTACAGTGGTATTTTAGACGCTGACTCAAGTAGGTTCATCTTGTGAATTGCTAAGAAGTTAGTCCATATCTGACTTTGTATCAACGTTTCACCCTCACCCTGTCCTAACGCTCGCCCGTCTACTTTCTTTGAGGTATGGAAAAAGAGTGTACTTTCTACTGCTGGCTTACGATACAGAATAGCGTTCTCTTGTTTCTTGTTCTTGCCTGTGTAAAAAGCAACCACTTGTACTTGGTCGTACCACTTTTCCATATTGTCATTGTCTTTTAAGTAGTGTTCAGGTAGTGGACCTTGTACCATGTACACCTCTACAGTTTTGGAAGGTGTTTTATTCTTCTTACCATTCATTCCAGCAGGTTCACTTTCAAAGTCCGCTAGGGTAATTAGTTCGTCTATGGTGATGTTTGCACCGTTCTTGGTATTACCCCAGCCTTTCTTACTCATCTCTCGTAGTTTACTAGGTGAAAAATTGTGTTTAATACCAATAGCCCCTCCAAGTATGTTGGTCTGGTCACAAAAGGCTATCTTATTCAACTGAATGACATCAGGGCGTTTCTTGTTGGTCTTTTGTACTAATACACCTCCGTAATCAATATCACTCTCGGTTATTTCGTCTATAAGTTCGTCTACGTCATGTTCACGCACATAAATCTCATCGTGGTACTTCTTGATGAGGAATGAGAGAACCCTCCCTGCTTGCCCTTCGATAAAGAAGGTAACGTCTTTTACTTCGATGTCCTCTATCCAGTACGCAAGGTTGAGCATCGGAAGCATGATGTTCTTAAATGCTCGGAGAAAGTTGTTCTCGCCTGTGAAAAATATTCCATTCTTTAAGTGAAATATCATCTGTACATGAGTACGAAATGACCAAAACCAATTATCGCCAAGTTGTACCTCCTCGGTTTCAAACTCGGCTTCCTGTTTCTTTATGTATTGAAAAATGTCTGCACTCATATACCGTCAAATAGTAAGCTGATATTCTTTAGTGTTACTTCTCTCGGCATACCAACGCAAGTAAAGAGTCGTGAGGTTTGTATGACGTTCAAGATACGCTCCTTGGTAACGTCACCATGGGTCATTGAAATAATACATCTGCCTTTAGCGTTGCCTACCTTTAAATTCTCAATAGCTTCTCGAACTGTTGAGCCCTTAGCAGTAAAAGTCCTACCAAGTATCTTAGCGGTTGCAACATAAACCTCTTTCTTAGGTGCTTGCACTACTTTCTTAGCCACTCTCTTTTTAACTACTTTCTTAGCCATATTATAGTCTTACTTGAATAAAACCACCTATCTTAGGCATGTTGTCATACTCTTGGAGAGCTGACATAGTGCTTCGTTTTGGTTTTGTTTTTATCTTAGCGTCTATCTCTTTTGCAATTCGTTTTTTCTCATCGTTGCAACTCTTACAGTAGTAAGGGTCTGGGTCTACATCTTGATACTGTGTACCGCACTTAATACAAGGGTGTGTATACATATTCTTATTATATATTTTTAATTTGACAATGTACAATTATTTGGAGTTGTATTTTGATAGTCGCACACGTTTCATGCTTCCTATTTGGTCTTGTACTTTTTTCCATGCCATGTACTGAGCACCATTTATAAATCCAAGTTTGCGGATAAACTCGGCTCGGTCATGTTGCTTCTGCTGACAGTGTTTACATGCTGACCACTCAACAATCTCATTGTGTGAGTGTCTGGTAGCTCCAGCATCTAAGATAGCTCGTTGTATCTTCTCGTAGTTGTTGTGGTCTTTGAGGTAGTCTGGCAGTATCGCCAACATGGGATGTACTGCGCTTTTATGTAGTATGTTTGGTTTATCCATATTAAAGTCCTATATTAGTTTTCTTAGGCTTATCATCTCGCTTTGTCGTATGCGGACACGTATCCCAACCTTCACGACAGCAAACAGGTATCTCCCAACGAAAGTCTGGTTGTTCTGTCTGTTCTTCTTCTTTTATTTCTTCTTCCTCCATACTACAAACCTACATTACTTCTCTCCCTTGGTGCGTTCATCATTTTAGGCATCATCTCTTGTTTCCTATGTACAACAGCAAGTGTTTCAAGTGCATATCGAGCACCTGCGAGTGGGTCAGGCTCGTGCTCAGGTATTCCTGCTAATATATTACCATTCTTATCGAGCTTCCATAACCAACTCTTGTAACCGTTTATGACGTTGAGTGACCGACGTGTGACACTAATCTTTAAATCCTGCACAATCTTTATCCCTTGGCGTAGACTATCAGGAAACTTCTTAGCACCAATTATATTTACTCCGTACATTTTAATCTCTGCGATACTTTTAGGCTCCGCGCTATCCGCAACTGTCAAAGCTTGTGGTAAATTTTTTATTGTTTCTGCAATCTCTCGGTTTGACCATTCAAGCTGACATCGCACTTCATCAAGTATGTACCCTCCATTGTAATAGTAAATTGCAACAAGCGCAGACATATCAGGTATCCACCCGAAGTCCAATCCATACCTTTCAAGACGTGCTTCGTATGGTATCTCGTCTATAAAGTTCCAGTTCTTGTATATTCTGCTCTCGGATAGTTCCAACGGTTCACCTAACCATTTATGTTTGTATAGGTCAGGTCTATTCTTTTTATCATCTTCCATCTCTAGCCGAATAACATCAGGCATCATGTTATACTTCAAAGCTACGTCATAGTTTACGTTTATAACGATAGTGTTAGGTCTACCCTCTATTACAAGACGATTATGTACAGGGTCAGCTTCTTCAAGCCTATTGTATGTGTAGACAATCTGTGAACCTTCTTTACGCACTGTTGGGGTTAGTATCTCAAGTGATGAGGTAGTAATAGTCTGAGCTTCCTCTACCCACGCTATATCCACACCCTCCGTTGATTTGATACTCTGCTCGTTTCTGTGTAAGCCTTTAAACAGAAAGTCAGAGCCATTGATTGAGTTGATAATCGACTTATCCGTTACTTTAAAATCAGTTAGGTTGTACTGTCTGATTAAATCACTTAGCAGTTGATGTGATGAGTCTGCAATACTGTTCTGCATTTCACGACAACAAAGGACACGAATTTTTTTCT